TAACTGTATTGTTTATTGAGTCTATGTTGAAATAGTAATTTAGTAAACCATATATATCACGCAACTCTGCCTTGGAAGCGTTAAAGCCCACCATGCCAAGCTGGATAAAAAAGGTTTCATCATGCCCAGGGAGGGCCTCATACTCTATGATCTGTGCGTCATTGAGTAGCATTCTTCCGTTTTCGTTTTTAGACATTTAATCCTCATCCACTATTGTTATAGGGTTCCATGTTGGGTCATTCATTTTTTCTCTCATGTCTGACACGTATGAATCCCAGTCTCGTTCATCTTCTGACTTTTTTTCATATGTTACTTTTGCTTTAAAAGGATTGCTTTTAAATTTTACTATAAAACTTTTCCCACCATTCTTGGGTGTCCAACGAAGATTCCCATTCTTGCAATCGCAATAATCATCATTATTTACGTCTACCATTCCCTTTGGGTCGAATCTACCACTGCAACCATTGCATGCTGTATAGCGTCCCTTGTCGGCGCACCTACTGCATGACGAACAATACGACCAGCATGGTCTTTCTGAGGGGTTCTTATAGCTTCCTGGCAAGGCCATTTATATCTCCAATTCTAATATTTTATTAAGAGAATCCACAATTTTTCCTGATGCAAGTATATCAAATTTGTAAACAAATTTTCGATTATTATCAATAATTTCTAAAAATACTGGTCTATTTCCCTTGTTGTTGGAGACCAAATCATATATCTTTTCAAAGGTGCTCTGTGACAAACCCTCTCTAACAGTCAGAGATATTGGTTTACCACCAGAAAATATTTTAGAATCTATTTTTTCAGATGAATTATAAAACAATTTAACAACAGAATTTTCATCGTCGTTCTCTCTATTTAAAAATGCACTTATTACAAATATATCTCCAGAGTTAAAGTAATCATCGCTTATATCTTTAGCATTCTTGGGGAAAATTATAACCTCTACACTAGAGCTAATATCTTCTATCTCTAGCTTATACATCTTCTGGCCTTTTTTGGTAGTCATCTTTTTGTTTGATACTATAATGCCGCCAATTTTGACAGCTGTTCCGCCTGGGCAGTCTGCAAGATCTATTACCTCATGGGTTATTTGATTCTTTAGTATATCCCAAATGCCAAGAACCGGATGGTTCGTTACATAAATCCCTAATTGTTCTCTTTCTTTTTCTAAAACTTCCAGCTCTATTCTTCTACTTAGTTCCATGCTTTGATCGTCGACCAGTTCGTCTAACGCCCCAGAGAAACCTAAGTTTTCTAAAGTAGACTTCTTTAACACTGATGGATCACATCTTCTATAAAAATCGTACAACGACGTGTAAGGTTTATCGTGATCTCTACAATTGACTATGGAGTCTGCGATAGATAAACCTATGCCACCTATTGCTGATAGGCCAAAGATAATAGAATCTTTATTAATTACTTCAAAATCAACTCCAGAATAATTTACTGAAGGGGGAAGAACTTCTAGATTTAATTTTCTACAGTCCGAAAGATATAGTGCTTGCTTTTCTTTATTGCCCACCACTGATGTCATCAATGCTGCCATGTATTCAACTGTATAATTAGCTTTTAGGTATGCTGTCGTATAAGAAATCATTGCATAACTTGCAGCGTGGGCTCTATTGAAACCATAGCCACCAAAGTATTCGATGTCTGAATAAATCTTATTAGCTTTGTCATCAGTTATCTCTGAAATTTTTACACAGCCTTCTACAAACTTCTTTCTAAATAAAGAAATCTTATCCATCTGTTTCTTACCAATAGCCTTGCGTAAGTCATCTGCTTCAGCAGAACTAAACCCGCCAAGCTCTCTGGCAACACCAAGTACATCTTCCTGATATAGCATGATACCAAGTGATGGGCCCAATACTTTTTCAAGTTTAGGGTGATCGTATGATATTCTAGACTTTCCATTTTTTCTGTCTATGTATAATTTATCCATCCCGGAACCCATTGGGCCAGGTCTGTACAGGGATATCAAAGCCATTATGTCTTCTATATTTTGTGGCTGCATTTGGACCATTAGTTGTCTCATGCCAGATGATTCTAATTGGAATACTCCAGCAGAATTTCCCTTACATAATTCTTCATAAGTTTTTGGATCATCCAAAGGTATGAATTCTATATCAATAATTTCTTGTCTGTTTTTTTCTATGAGCTTTAGGCATGAGTCTATGACGCCAAGGTTTCTTAGTCCCAAGAAGTCAATCTTTAATAGGCCACACTGCTCCACTCTACCCATATCCCACTGTGTAACCAGTGGAGCATCAGCGCCTTTTTTCATGACAGGAAGGTAGTCTGTCAAAGGGCCCTTGGATATAACTACGCCAGCTGCGTGTATTCCAGTCTGTCTGACCAAGCCTTCTAGGCCGATAGCTGTATCTACTATAAGCTTTGAGTCACTACTTAAAGTGTACTCTGTTTTAAACTCTTGGACTTCCATGCACTCTGCCAAATTTTTTGATATCCCTAGGATAGGGGCAGGAACAAGTTTTGCTATCTTATCTCCAGATATAAAATCGTAGCCTAAAGCTCTAGCAGCATCGCGCAAAGATTGTCTAGCACCAGTTCTATTGAATGTACATATGTGCGCGACTCTGTCATCGCCGTATTTAGTTCTTGCATATTCGATGACTCTGTCTCTATGTCTATCGTCAAAGTCAAGATCAATGTCAGGCATTGACTTTCTTCCTTCAACCAAAAATCTTTCAAACATTAAACCAAATCTAATTGGATCTAAATTGGTAATATCAAACGCATAAGACAGAACGCTTCCCGCCGCAGATCCTCTACCCCACCCAACTCTTATCTGGTTATCCTTGGCCCACTTAACCAGGTCAGAAACTACCAAAAAGTATTCGGAAAATCCCATTTCTTTTACTACTTTTATTTCATGGTTAGCTCTATCAACTATGTTCTGTGGAAGAGGATCGCCATATCTTTTCTTCAGGCCTTCCCACGCTAATCTCTCAAAGTATTCAGTTGAATTTTCTTCTGTTGGCATAGGGAAATCTGGGAAGTGAATCTCCCCAAAATTTAAATCAACATCTATCATGTCGTTAACATGCATAGTATTCTTTAGCCATTCATCAGAAAATACAGTAGCCATATCTTCGTACGATTGAAGATAAAACTTATCCCCTGAAAAAGAAAATCTATTAGGAGTATTAATATTAGAGTTAGTTGCTACACACAACATTATGTCATGGGCCTTAGCGTCGTGCTGATGCACATAATGGCAATCTCCGGTAGGGATTATCTTAGCGCCTATCGTATTAGCTATCTTAATCAGATCTGGAATGATTTTTTTCTGTTCATCTAGATCATGATTTTGCACTTCTATGAAATAATTCTCTTTGCCTACTATTGACTGCATGGTGGCAGCATGCTTTAATGCCGTGTTGTAATCGTTCCTAAGCAGCGCTTGGGATACTTCCCCGTTCAGACAGCCGGACAGCACTATAATGCCATCTGAGTGCATAGAGATGAGCTCATGATCCAATCTAGGCTTAACGTAATATCCGTCTATAAATGCTTCAGAAGACATCTTAATAATATTATGATATCCAATATTATTTTTGGCCAAAATAGTTATATGATAAGGCCCTCTTTGTTCCCACTCATTTTTAGATGGGCCCGATCTTTCCTCTTCATCTCTATCAAACCTAGTTTTTCTAGCTTGGTAAAATTCAGAACCCAATATTGGCTTAACCCCAACAGCTTTACCAGCATCATAAAAATCTAGCCAAGAATGTATGTTGCCGTGGTCGGTAGTAGCTATCCCAGTCATCCCTAACAGCTTAGCTCTCTCTAGGTATTCCTCGACTCGTCCGTGCCCATCGAGCATTGAGAAGACTGTGTGGTTGTGAAGGTTAGTCCAATTTTTCATTATAATTTACTAATCAAATTCCTCGTCTATTGTCTGATTCGTCAAGGGAACTGTCTCTATTTTCTCTATAAACAATTGCTACAACTCCTCCACAATATTTGCACGGAACTGCCTTACCCTCTTGAGCAAATGGACTGTTGAACATGTAAGCCATAGGCTGATCAGACTTACACTCGGTGCAAACACCAATCACATCATCTTCATTTTCAACTGGCATTATTTCTATCTCCTTTTTGTTTATACGCAAATCTTATTGGCGATGGAGAAAGCTCTTCAGTGCTTTCAATATATTTATTGCCAACAGTAATCCATTTTTTCTTCTTTTCCAAATGACAATCCCCACAACCAACGCCAGCAGAATTAGCTCGGTCACAAGTATATGGTCTGCCACCTATGCCTATCTGTCTTCTTTTTATCCAATCATTAATGTGGCTTGTAGATTTTTCATAATTAAAATCATCACACAGACTAAGTATACTATACAAAAACTTTATTGATTCTTCATTGTAGGTAAGAATTGAGCAGAGGAACAGTCTTGCTTCGTGCTCTAACTTCTTATTAACTTTTGCTTGCTCGATAAGTCTTGTAATAGCACTGCAATTTTTTAACAATTCTTTTGGAGTAAATTCTTTTTCATTTAAATTTATTTCTTTAAAAGCCGAAGACCCATGCTTGTTAAAGTGCTCAAGAAAATTTGAAGATCTACCCTTATCTAATTCCATGTCATAAGTGAATTCCCTAAACCACTCATTAGCTTTTAGATTAAACTCTTGTTCCTCAACGGTATTGTCTGCTTCTACTTTGCAAAAATTAATTACGGCATCAAGGCCTGAGTTAAGTATCTCTTTGGAAATAAGATTTTTATACAAACCAGTTTCCTGATGCTTGCTACCAGCAAGTCGCCACATTCTTCTAGGGTCATAGACGCTAAAGTCTATCGACTCAATGTCTAGATTTTTTTTAACCTTAGTAGCTATGTATCTAAATATGTTAGGTAGGGCATTGGATGGGTTTATGCCCAGGGCTATGGCCTCACACTCTATGTGAAAACCTTTTTTCCCAGTAAAATAAACTAACAAAGATTTTTCCGGGACATACTGTTCTAGATATCCCACTAACTTTTTGCATTCTTCGTAAGATATGCTCGGATCTTTATTGTCTAAGTCAAAATAAAGAGAACCTAGTCTGACAGCCTTTTCAATATCCTCGGAATTATAATGCCAAATAGAAGTATACAAACCATTGTTACTGTGTTGCTTTCTATAGTTTTCTATATTAAATATAGAAATGAATCTAGGGTTATCCCCATCTTTATCTCGTATAATTCGAGACAAGGATGGGACGTATCTGGCGGTCTCTACTAACTGCCAAGAGTTTAAATATTTTTCTTTATCGTTTGGTATCTTCATAAAATAACTTTTTTATTTTCAATGTTATTGATATTCCCAATAACTATTTTATCTGGCTCTACAATGTTCTTGCTGTTGTTTCTGTAGTATACAGATTCTGCTATTATTTTATCTATATTTTTAATTAGAAAATATCTTTTCTTAATTCTTTGTTCCAGATCCATCTTTTCTCCATTTTGGATTTATCAAATCACTATCTTCAATAATTAAATGTATTTTTGAAGCAATGTTATCAGACAAATGAACAATATAATCTAAATAAGTTATTGGATAAGTTTCTGGTATCGGTGACCATGGACCAAGATGACATCGAACCAATCTAAGTATCGATTGTACAATGTCTTCTGACAAGAACAAGGTAGAAGATTCTGATTCACTAGCAAACTTCTTATCTTTTTCTTGGCAAAAAGAAATGAACTTTCCTACCGTATAGGGATGCATCGGATCGTACCTACAGTCATCAGACTCGCCGTCGTGCACGCCCTTACATACGTCATGGAGAAGGCATGCAGCTATGACTATATCTTTCTCCTCTTGTGAAAGAGAATACGATTCGCTCATATACATTGCTATTCTAACTACTCTTTTAGTATGAAGGACATTGCCCCCCTCGCCGTGCTCATCTGAAGGATGATACTTGCCAGAAAAGCTTGATGGAATTTTCCAAAACAAATCATTTCTAATTAATATAGATCTAACAAAAGACCTTATAGACTCATCAACAATGAGATTGATTTCGCCCAACAGTGTAGAAAGAACCTCGTTCTCTTTCCCCATTGAAGAAGCGTTCTTCTCCTCTACGAGAATATCGTCTAATATACTTTTACCCATTTTTATCTTCTTTCTTCCAGTCGTTCCAATTTGAACAAGGTTCATCAAACGGACATTTTTTACAATAAGATATCAGTCCTCTTTTAGGAACCAAGACTTCGGTCTCTAGCATTTTATTACACCAGTAGTCATAATACTGGAGATCTTCATTTCTTATTTGGAATTCATTAAATCCTATATTTTGACTCAACGGATCTATAAAACCAAACTTAGTATTCACCATTCTTTCCGGGTGTCTATTTTGATAGGCCTTATATAAGGTGCAAAAATCTGTTCTGTACAAATCCCTATTGCTAAACTTATAACCAAATATAAATTTAGTTACAAAATATTGTTTCTTATGAAAGAATATAATGTCAAAACTGTCTTGCAAGTTTAACTTACCTATTGGCATGTTATATTCTTCGCTTATAGCCACAGGTATATACGGGGACTCTGAGTAAGTTTCGTGGAATGCTAATAGAATTCCAGCTGCTTTAGAAGTTAAGCTAGCGGTATTACCATAAGCGGTCTCGTGCTGCTCTGTCACAATATCATATGAGTTAGTATTTTTGGGGAACCAAATCTTTTCCCATCTATTTAATAGAGATGAATAAGACGGGATGATCCCCCCCTGCTTCTTAAAAAAGAAAAAATACATTATACTTTTAATAGTTGATTCAAACTTTTCCGTATGAATATCTCTTGCGTATATTTTTTCTGGCAGCTTTTGTTGATGCCTATAATCGTATAGACGTTCACATAACTGAAAATCTTTTAAGGATTGTACTGTTACAAGTTCCATTAATGAAAATCCTTTCCACTTAATAAGTCGTCTAACAAAGACGATGAAGACGTATATGAACTGTCAGTAACTGGATCATAGTCTTCGTAGGTTTTTTTGTAATCAACATACTTGACCAAAGGCGGATCATATAAAAATGCTGAACCAGTAATTCTATTTTTAGGAATCTGAAGCTGCATTATATTTTCGTCTTCAGTTTCATCGTTTGTTGCTAATCTTTTTTCTGTAATAAATATTGTTACTGCACACTTTTGTTGAATCGCCAAGGAGCCACCAGTATCAGACTGTTGAACTACTTCACGTTTTTCTTTCATTCTATTTGAATTTTCTTGTGCTGTAATAATTAAAGCGCAGTTCATATCTCTTGCAAGTTTTTCTAAACGAACCATCATTTCTTCAAACTCGCCCCAACGTGGCTTACCCTTGCCCCCACCTTTAGTGAACATAGATTGAATTGTATCTATTATCACTATGTCTGGCATGTTAATATTCTGTCCGATTATATCTCTTAACCAAAATTCTAGGTCTTCAAAGTACGGAGTATCCGGGTCATGTCTAACCATGAGACGGTCACCCCACTTAGCAAGTCGGGCCTTAAAGGTATTCAGGTGTTTATTCTTTTCTTCTTCTGACCACTTTGATGACTCTAGGTAAACATTCTTTTCTATTATCTGTGTCATTAAGATTCTTTCCCAGTGACCAGTAGCTTCTTCAAAGTTTACATATAAAACCCTATAACCGTTATCTAACCAATTGTTCGCTAAGCACTTTACGAACGTGCTCTTGCCCTTGCCTGATGCAGCGATGACTGCGTGTACAGCCCCCCTAAAGAACCCGCCCTCATCCGTGTACCCCATGGCTCTATTAAGTGCCTTAAATTGAGTAGGCAAGAAGTTCGGTATATCTAATAAGGAATCTACTCTGCTAGCTATTTCGTCAGCAGTTGTTATTTTATCTAGTGGATTATATCTTATTTGGTTTTCTAATTCTCTTATTTCAGAAGTAAGAGTTTGGATTCTAGATATATCATCTTCAGTTTTTTGTCCCTTTTGGGATATTATAGATTGAAGTTCTTGTAGATAGTTAATCTGTTTTCTTTTATTAGCTTTATACTTTACTAATTCACAAACAGATTCTTGCGTCGACAGTTCGGCAGACATCAACAAGTCGACCATGACGCCGACCCCAGCGTTACCACCAAGAGCTTCGTGTATATCTGTTTCTGTTTGCAGCCAAGACTTAAACGCTATTGGGTCAACAATATCAAGCTGCGTAGCATTCTCAAAAGCTAGGAGGGCCTTATAAAATTCATTTATTCCTTTTTCCCCATGTATGGAACCAACAATTTCTTCTGGAAGATTTTCCTTAAAGTAATTAATCGCTCCATTTTTTCTAAACGACAAAGCAAAGATGTGATACTCCAGCGGAATGTTATCCTCTACCTTTTCATTTACTTGTGTCATTGTTTCTTTTTCTCTTTTATGGATCGGTAAATCTTTTTCTTATACTCTGAATTTTTCTTCTTAATACTTCTGTAAGCTTCGGAGGACGTCGTAGTATTCTTCTTCTTCTCTTTGGGCTTATAAGGGTTTGACCTAATCGCTTCAAGCAATCTGTCAAACACTGATTGTTCCGTTAGGCTATCATTATAGCGGAAGACAATCAATGCCACACCGTTATCTACACACCATTGTTCTTTTTTTTCGTCTCTCTTAACAGCTTCTTCAAAATCATATTTGGATTCAAAAAATCTACTAGTGTAATAATAGTGCTGTCTACCATGGAATTCTGCAGCTATCTCATACTTAGGGCAATAAACATCTAACTTTAACTTATCGCCTATATGATATTCGTTTATAATCTTTTCCCCTGGAAGGAGCTTTTGCATTGCTGCAGTTAGTGCTGTTTGGCCTCTAGACATTTTTTTTCTACTGTCTTTTAACCATGTCAAACCAATAGAATTAATTTTCTTATTTACTTGTGGTATAGTCCAGCCTAATTCTTTTGCTATTTCAGAAATAGATAAAGAGGTTTCCAATAATAAATCTTTTAGAAAATCAATATCGTCCTGATCTTTATCTGCTTTTTTACCATGCATTTCACTCAGCCGTGTTATATGTTTTTGAATAACTAATAGTTTTACCCAAATCTATAATCGACATGTTTAGTTTGTTCCAAATTGAATTCGACAAAGCTAATCCCAAAGAAGAACAATCTAAAATACAATAATCTATTTTTCCTTCTAGGGCAGCAATTTTTTCAAACGTATCTTCTAGTCTAGAAAAATAGTTATTAAAAGGAACGCTAATTACATTGGTTTTAAATCCCATAAATTTATATATAGTTTTTTTATCATGGA